TATGTAAACTTCGCAAGTCTTGGCTGCTATGCTGACTGTAATTACTATGTCTCTTTCTCTCATGCTGTGTTGCTCCTCTGAGTTGTTGCCCCCTTTCGGGGGCGGGTTGGTTAAGCTAAATCGCCTGTCTCTATAAAAGCCTGTAGGCGTTCTGGGGCGACAATCTCTAACGCGTCGTGCAATTTACCGTACACGCTGTCTTGGCGTGAGTAGTCGTAGTCGATGTTGCTGCCCTCATGCCCTGCCAAATTAACCTGTGCTAATAACTGTAAAAGCTGCGTTGCTAGTTCGTTGTTGTTCATGGTCATGCTCCTCTGGGTTATTTAATAAGTTATAGAATCTATAACTTTTCTTGCCGTTAGGTAAACATGTTCCCCTAACTGACAATCATTATAGCGCAGCCACAGGTTAAGTCAAGTGTTTGTTTCTGTTGCGATGCGTTTAGATATGGCGGGTTATGTGTGGCTTTGTTGGGCTTCGTTTGTGTGGTGCATGCAATCTTACAAAATCTGGCTAATCTTCTATTTGGTGGGCTGGTTTGGAATAATATAAGTGCTTGATTAGCTTAGGTTTATCGGGTGGTAATTAGGTAATCTTCTTTTTTGAAAACGGTTTTGTAAGATTATAGTTTAGCTGTGTTGGGCTTTGTTGAGTTATGTAGGGCTTTGTGCGGTTATGCAGATTCCCCCCAATTTGGTGGGGTTTTTTTGTATTCTTCTTTTTTGCCAGAAAAATACATTGCTCAGGAAAATGAATAGGCAAAAGGGGGGTGAACAGGCGGTAGCAGAACGCGTTTCCCTAACTGGCAAGGTGAAGCTTTTTCCTTTTTGTTTTATTTATTAGAAAAAAGAAGAATAGTAATAATAATAATAAAAAAGGGTCTAATCCACCTACCTACAGGCAGATCAACAAAGCCCAACATAGCTAAACATAACTAAACTATAATTGTGCAAAAACGATTTTCAAAAAAGAAGATTGCAAGAATACAAAAAAAGCCTAGTAAACTCAGTAGGTTACGAGACCCCTCGAAAAGCGGAAAAAGAAGATTACCGATATTTTGGAAGAATACGAAGTTATAGAATCTATAACTTTTTTCACGGCGCAGGCGGCACGCTGCTAGGTAACTGGCTTCGCTTGGTTTGAACTTCGCGCGCTTCGTAGGCGGCACGCTGCTAGGTAACTGGCTTCGTTCGCTTGGCGCGATGTGGTGGGGCAGGGATTGTACTAAGTGCGCAAGGCAATGGGTGGGTGATACAGAAACTACTTGGTGAGATGCGTAAATCGCAGGCACAAAAAAGCCGCCTTGCGGCGGCTTAGTGTAACGTGGCGGGTTAACGTAAAAGTTTACAAGTGGCAACCGTGGGGTCGATCATTGCAGCGAGGTTGTTAATCAGTAGATTAAGGTTGTATCGTCCCACTTCATCGGCCTCGCACCAAGTGGCGATAGCGCCAATTTCATCTCTCAATTTTATGGCCTTCTTTAATACTTTAAGAGCGCGTATTTTATCGGGGTCCTCAAGCTCAACCTCTGAATCACTAGGTAATATATAAGTAGTTTTAGACATAATCATTACTCCAAAAAAGAAGGGGCATCCCTGCCCCTGTTAGGTTTACTTGATTGAGTTAAGCTCTTCGAGTAGATCGCCGATTAGCTTTTCAAGCTTGGTTAACTTGGCGGTAGTCAATTGAGAAGGCGGGATTGCCTTGAGTATATCGCGGCCAGTCGATACCTTCTCAATATAGGACTTGAGCGGCGTTGCGCTTGTGTTGTTGGTCGGTGCGCTTGTGCTAGTCGACTGATTAGTCGATCCGCTTGGCGCTTTGGATACCTTCGGCTCTCGCGCCTTAAGTAGTCGCGCAATGTCACCCATTCTAGAGCCGATCTTTTGTTGAATGGTTTTCTTGAGCGCCTTGGTATCGGCGTTTAACAACTTGGTATCGGCGACTAGCAACTTGCGTTCGGCGACTGTGAATCCCGCGACTACCGCTTTTTTGAGATTCTCAAAGTCAGTACGGTCTTCACCCTTGGCTGGTGCGTAGAAGTCCGCCGAACGCATACCATCGGCATAGAGTTCGTCTAAAGGTTTAATAAGCGACTTCTCTTTTGACTCGATAGTCTTAGTAGCGGTCGTTACATTCGCGAGGATTGTAGTAGTAGTCTTTTGCATAATATTACTCCAGTCGGTTTATTTGGCGATATTGCCCCGACTTGGTAATCATTAGACCATAGTATGGTTATGTTTGCAAGTGTTTTGTGCTGTTTAATTAGTTATAGATTCTATAACTTTTTGACCAAGTAGGGCTTGGTCGACCCCCACCCCTCGGGGTACCCCCACTTGCAGCACGCTGGTACCGTGCACGCGTAGTAATACTATTCTGCACGAGTAAATCGTTTCTCAACTGAAATCTACCAAGCCACTACAAAAACATGTTTTGATAACTAACACTCGCCCGGGGACCCTTAAGTATACTTTTCGACCCCCACCCCCTTCTTTCCACCATGCGGCTACTTCGCACCCCACCCCTTCTATATACAGAAAGACCCCCACCTTCTTTTATTTCGCTAAACCAAAAAAATTTTTTGCAAAAAGCAGACAAGGACCGAAACTTCCTATTTGCATCCTTGCTTTGATTTCTGTAAGACTCTCTTTGATTTCTGTAATACTTTTAACCGCTTGCGTACTACCATACAACATCTTATACTCGCCCGTACCAGCTTAAACGCTTGCGAGACAACTTGATGACCACAGCGATCATTCCCGATTTTGGGGTTGATATACCGCCCGGCATTTCCTACTTAGACCTACGAGAGAGGGCTGAGGCGGCATGCAACACCGTGCGTTTGTTGGAAGAACAAGGTCTGGACGTTACCCCCGACGAGGCAGACAACACCGTAGCTAGCATACTAGCGACGACTTACGCAGAGGACCCCGATGGTACCTCTAAGAAGGTAAGTAACAAAAATCTACGAAGCCTTACCCCAGCGTCTATCATACAGACGAATAACATCCTCCAAGAATTCAGTCACTTAGTCGCAACAAGCGCGGCCGAGATACGTAACCTAGTAACTAACAAGCTTATACTGGAAACAGAGAATGCAGACCCACGCATACGGATGCGAGCCTTAGAACTACTAGGTAAGATTTCTGATGTGGGATTATTCGCAGAACGCAAAGAAGTAACTATTACCCACCAGAACACTACTGAACTGCAAGAAAAATTGCGAACTAAGTTAGAGAAGCTCAAAAATCTGAAAAAGAATGACGAGGGTATCTACGAGGTTGTAGAGGCAGAAGACGCCGAAGTTATAGAGGTAGAGGACTAGTGGCATCTGGGGTCGGCGCAGCCGAAGACTTCGAAGGCTTTACGGCGGATGAAGTCCAGACAATGATAGATAATCTGGATAGTTATACTGAGGCCGAACAGCTAGAGATAAATAACTTATTAGAGGCTTTGGAAGAGCGGCAGTCCATCGAGAACGCGCACGCAGACTTGATAGAGTTTTGTTGCTTAATGCAGGAGGACTACAAGGTCGGCAAACACCACCGTATCCTCGCTAGTCTGTTGATGGAGATCGAGAAGGGTAAGACCGCTGAGGGCGAGAACGGTCGGGCGGTACAGGTGGACGGTAAAGACAGGGTGTGCGTAAACATCCCCCCGCGCCACGGCAAGTCCCAGTTAGTCTCTATCTATTTTCCAGCTTGGTACTTGGGGCGTAACCCAGATAAGAAGGTCATGATGGTGTCTCATACCACGGACCTCGCTGTGGACTTCGGGCGTAAAGTGCGGAACCTGATCTCAACACCCCAGTACCAGAAGATATTTCCAAATGTGCAGCTAGCCAGTGACTCTAAATCAGCGGGGCGTTGGAATACTAACAGGGGCGGAGAGTACTATGCTTGCGGTATTGGCTCGGCGCTCGCCGGTCGTGGTGCGCACCTGCTCTTGATTGACGACCCACATTCAGAACAAGACGTGATTAACGGTAACTTCGATGTCTTTGATAAAGCATACGAATGGTTCACCTACGGTGCACGAACACGCCTAATGCCGCACGGGCGGGTAGCTATTATTCAGACTAGGTGGCACTTGGACGACCTGACGGGCCGTGTGACTAGGGATATGGCGCAGAATGATCTGGCCGATAAGTATGAGGTGGTGGAGTTTCCCGCAATACTTGAGTTCGAGCAACCCGACGGTAGTATAAAAGAGAAGCCGTTGTGGCCTGAGTTCTTCGATTTAGAAGCCCTACACCGTACCAAAGCCTCAATGCCGCTGTTCCAGTGGAACTCGCAGTATCAGCAGAAGCCTACGGCGGAAGAAGCGGCGCTTGTAAAGCGCGAGTGGTGGAAAGAATGGCCTCACGAAGAGCCGCCCACCTGTGAGTATATAATCATGGCGTTGGACGCCGCAGCCGAGAAACATAATAGGGCTGACTTCACGGCGTTAACTACGTGGGGAGTGTTCTTTAACGAGGAAGAGAACTGTTATTGTATAATTCTGCTGAATGCGATTAAGGAACGGCTTGAGTTCCACGAGCTGAAAGAGATGGCGACCCGAGAGTATTTAGACTGGGAGCCTGACGCGTTTATTGTGGAGAAGAAGAGTAGTGGTACGCCGTTATATCAGGAGATGCGTAGGAGCGGTCTAGTAGTTCAAGAGTACACCCCACACAGGGGCACTGGAGATAAAACTGCTAGACTTAACTCTGTTTCTGATATAGTGCGTTCAGGGCTTGTGTATGTCCCACAAACACGTTGGGCAGAAGAAGTCGTCGAGGAAGTAGCCGGGTTCCCGTTTATGTCCAATGATGACTTGGTGGATACTACCATAATGGCGTTGATGCGTTTTCGTCAAGGCGGGTTTATCTCTCTACCAACAGACGAAGCGGAAAATGAGTCTTTATATAGACGACGCGGCGGATTCTATTAAAGCGCGGACGCGCGCAGAGGAAAGTTAAATGGCTATTGAAAAAGGATTGTACGGAATGCCCGAAGGCATTGACGGAGAACTGATGGGCGAGATGGGTGAACCCGACGCCGTTGTTGAAATGGCCATAGCCAGTTCTGAAGACCTGCCCGTGATGGTAGAGCTTGAAGATGGCA